CTCAGATGGCGCGCCCGTGGAGGGTATGAGCAAGGTCCGGCACCCGCTGCTGCTCGAGGCGGTGGTGAGATTCAATGCCAATGCCCGCAGCGAGTTCCTGCCGACAGATGGGCCGGTCAAGGTCAGGAATGACTCGACCTCGCCTGACGTGCAAAGTGATCAATTAGCGAATGCGCTCGAAATGGACTTCAACCACTACCTCACGGCGGTGGCGACCGAGTATTACCCTGATATGGACCGCATGTTGCTGATGGCAGGCTTCAGTGGCGACGGCTTCAAGAAAGTCTACAAGTGCCCGCTGAGAAATCGCCCGGTCTCAGAATCCGTTGACGCTGATGACCTGATCGTCAACCAATCGGCCACCGATCTGGCCAACGCCCAGCGCGTCACGCACAAATCGATGATGAAGCCATCGACGGTCAAGCGCATGCAGATTCTTGGCGTCTATCGCGACATCACGCTCTCCGATGCCGTAATGCCGCAGACCGATGCGTTGCAGGAAGAGGTGCGAGCGCAGCAGGGCATCGCTGTGGATACGATGCAGCGCCCTGAGGATCGCGAGCGCGAGATCTACGAGACCTATTGCGAGCTCGACATTAAGGGCTTCGAGCACCAGCACAAGGGTAAGGATAGCGGCCTCGCGGTACCTTACGTGGTGACGATCGACAAGTCCTCGCGCGAGGTTCTGTCGGTCGTGCGTAATTACGGCGAAGACGACGCGCCGCTGCCAATCGCGCGCAAGCGATTCGTCAAGTACCCGTTCATTCCAGGCTTGGGGTTCTACGACATCGGCCTCTTGCATGTCCTGGGCAACACCACGAACGCCGTGACCGCAGCGTGGCGCGAGATGCTCGACTGCGGCATGTTCGCGAACTTTCCCGGCTTCCTGATGGCTGACGGCGGCGGGCGGCAGAACACGAACATATTCCGCGTGCCACCGGGAGGTGGCGCACCGATAAAGACGAACGGCCAGCCGATTCGCGACGCCGTCATGCCGCTGCCGTACTCGACTCAGGGCATGGCCGCGCTGATGCAGTTGGTCGAGAACATGGCAGAGACCGGACGGCGTATCGGCGGCACAGCTGAGGTGCAGGTCGGCGAGGGCCGTGCGGACGTGCCGGTAGGCACTGTCATGGCGATGATCGATCAGGCCATCAAGGTCATGAACGCCGTGCACAAGCGCATGCACTCCGCGCAGGCCGAGGAATTCCAGCTGCTGAAGCAGTTGTTCCGCGAGAATCCGGAGACGTTTTACCAGCACAAGTGCAAGTCGAAGACGCAGTGGGACAAGCAGAAATTCCTGATGGCGCTGAACAATTGCGATCTGGTGCCGCAGGCGGACCCGAATACATCATCGGCCGGGCAGCGAATGTTGAAGATCATGGGACTGATGCAGCTTCAGGGGCAGGCGCCCACGCTGTACGATCCGATCAAGATACACACTGCCGCGCTGGCCGCGATGGGCTGGAGCAATCCGGAGGAGTTCTTCGTGCCTCCGCAGGCGCGCGCGCAACCACCGCCGCAATTGCTGGAGATGCAGCAGCAGATGGAAAACGAGAAGAAGGCGGCCGACGCCAAGACGGCCGAGGCTCAGGCGCGCACGACGGAGGCCAACGCCCGCGCGGCAGAAGCGAAGGCTAAGATTGACACGGGGCACTTCGCTCCAAAGCCCGAAGGCGGCGTGGCAGCCGGGGGCGAGCCCGCAGAATCGATGCTCGATATCGCGACCGCGCAGGCGAAGATCCTCGATGCCCACACGCGTGAACGCGAAGCGGCGATCAGGGCGCGCACTGCGGCGGTTGAAGATCAGAACCGCGATCAGGATCGGCGCGCGAAGCAGCAAGACACCGCGATTGATTTGGCGAAAGCCGTGATCGGCGCTCCGAGTGCTGGCGAGTCAGGGAAGCAGGTAGGCGTCGCTGGCGTAGGTAAGAAGACGCTGGGGATAATAAAAGACGTAGACAAGGGGATAGGGACGTGAGAACTCACATCGTGAGGGTTTGCGAAGATACCAAAGAAGCCTATCGCGTCGAACTGTGGCTCACCAAGGCCATGGTGGAAGACAATATCGGCAGGCTATTCGGTGTGTATCATCAGAGCGTTGGCTGGAACGCCGTCAGAGACTTCAATTTCGGTTCCCAAGGATACGAACACGCAGCGGCATTTGCCGCTGACCTGAGCATGGGAAAGTGGCAAGTAACTGAATTCGACAATGGCAAGGAAATCGCAAAGTCTGGTGAAAATTGCGCTCCCGCCGCCGCAAGCGTAAATTCCGATCAACCGTCACCGTTTTCCAGCGCGGAGAGACCTATGACAACCGGCCCAGACGCATGAGCAAACTGTCCGAAGAAGCCCGCGCCGCGGCAAAATCCAAAGCCGAGCGGCTGGTGCGCTCTGACCCGCGCGAACGCTGCGATGCGTCGGGGTACTCCCCAGACGGCGCCATGGACGCCGACGTGCAAACCGGCGAGCGCCCGATCTCCCGCCGCCAGTTTCGGACAGGCGGGAAGGTCGCAGGCGAGGCAGTCGGCGCCAGAGCGGACCGCAAACCCCGCGCCAATGGTGGCCGCACCCTGACCGCAGATTCGCTGATCAATCGCGACGTGCGAGCGGCCAACGAGGAACGGCCTGGAATCAAACACGTCGGCGGCTTCAAGAAAGGCGGCCGCGCCCACAAAACGATGGGCGGTCTGGCACTGCCGAACTGGGCCGATGCTGTGGCGCGCAAGTCCGGGGGACGGACTGGGAAACTGATGGGCGGCGCAATGAGTCCGCAGGCGCGTATCGGATTACAGCAGCCACCACAGGCTGCGGGAGCGCCCCCCATGTCGCGTGGCGCAATGGCGCGCCCCATGATGCGCAAGGACGGCGGCAAGGTTCACGCCGAGGGCTGCGGGTGCGCGAAGTGCGGCGGTGGGAGGGTGGGGCGCAAAGATGGCGGCAAGCTGACCACCAAATCGCGCGACGCCATTAAGACCAAGAATTTTGCGGGGCCCGATCGTTCCTATCCCATCGAGAACGAAAGCCACGCCAGAAATGCGCTGGCACGTGCCAGCGGCAAGCCGGTCGAGGCGCAGGTGCGCGCCAAGGTTCACGCCAAGTATCCGGGCATCGGAAAGGCCAGCGGCGGCGCGATCAATGACGGCACGCGCCCCGTCGCCGGGCGTCTCGCGCGCAAAGTGGGCGGCCGCACGAAGAAGGGCACGAACGTCAACATCATCATCACGCAGCCGCCGGCCAAGCCGCCGATGCCGATGCCCCCGATGGGCGGGCCGCCTCCGGTTGGAATGGGGCAGGGCATGCCGCCTGGAGGCGCACCTGGAATGCCGCCGCAGGGAGCGCCGCCGGGCATACCGCCAGCGCAGCCCATGATGCCGCGGGCCACGGGGGGCCGAACCAACGACGGCAAGCTCGCGAAGCCACGCGCGTATCCGATTGATGCAGGCGCTGGCGGAGGACTAGGGCGACTAGAGAAGGCCGAACGCGCGGCGCGCGGATGAATGGTTACCAGGCGGCAAATCTTCACGCTGTTGGCCGGAGGCGCCGTTGCGGCCTCCGGGCTGCTATTGCCAGAACGGTCGATTTTTCTGCCGCCGTATGGCGGGTGGATCGTCGCCGCGAAGCGAATGGAGGTTAGAGCCGAGTACGCCCATATCTGGCAGCAGGAGTTGGATAGCGGGGTCGTGACGGTAGACGCCGGCAATCCTGATCACTTACAACTTTGGACTTCCGCCCCACTTGAAAGTCAGCCGTTGAAAGATTGGCGACAATTTATCGTAGACTGGCGCAAGGAGCGAGGAGAGGACGTGTTTTCTTGGCTGAAAGAAACCCCGCAGAATGTCGATAAAGCCCCAGCTAAGAATGTCGATATAGAGATGCGAGCGCATCGCGTCGCTTCTGATAACTTGGCTGCGATGCGCGCCGGTGCTCGTGTCGCAGAGATTCGCGCCGGAATGCAAACGCGGATCATATCGGCCTGACGATGATCCACACTGGCGGCGCGCGTTTCGAAGTCGAACTCACTAAACGCATCCGCGAGGAAATCGAGCGCTTGAAAACCAATCTCGCCGCAGGGGAAGCGATCAAGGATTATGCGCAGTATCAGAACTACGTCGGCAGGCTCGCCGCGCTCAATCTGGTGATCGGCGAATACTACGATGACGTTCAAACAACGCTGAACAAGGACTAACGCATGGCCGTGACGGCTATCAAACAGGCGCAGTACGATCCGAAACTGGAGATCATCGACAAGATCGGGGACATTTCTCAGGTCCAGATCGCGCAAAACGAGGTGCTGATCGCCATCTATCGGCGTCCCGAGAAGACTGCCGGCGGCATTGTGATTCCTGCCTCCAACTTGAAGGAGGATCAATACCAGGGGAAGGTCGGTCTGGTGCTGAAAATCGGCGCCGCGTGTCGTTTTGAACGCGAAGACTCCAAAACTGGCGTCAAATACGGCATTCCGATAGCGATCTATGACTGGATCGTCGTGCGCCCGAGCGATACATGGCCGCTGGAGTTCAACGCGCGTCCCGATGCGATGGCCCGCGAAGACTTTTTGTGGTGTCGACTTGTCTATGACGATCAAATTCGCATGAAAATTCCGAATCCATCGATGGTCTGGTAGTTATGAGCACTCCAACCGACGAAGTCACCCTCGACATCGACGCACTCGACGCCGCAAAGGCCAAGAAAGTGACTGACAAGCCGAATTCTACCGAGGCCGAACCAGAAGTCGTCGTCGATGCTGAATTGGCGCCAAAAACCGACGACAAAACGGTCCTCACGCCGGAAGACGGGCTCGAAAAGCTGAAGAAACAGCTCGCCGACGAGAAAAACGCACGCATTGCGGCCGAAGCACGCGCCCAAGAGGCCGCGCATGGCGAGGCCGCAGCACGCGGAGACGTGCAGAAGAGTCACCTGGAGCAAATTCAGGGCGCGATTGAGAACGCGAACAAAACCAAGGGCATTCTGAAGGCAAAATATGCCGAAGCCGCCGCCATTGGCGATTGGGCCGCCGCTGCCGAAGTCCAAAGCGAGATGGCCGACAACGCCGCCGACATTCGGCAGCTAAAGACCGGCGAAACCGCGCTCAAAAACGCGCCGAAGCCAACGCCGCGTGCGCCAGTCGACCCCGTCGAGGCGTTTTGCACGCAACTGTCAGGCCCATCCGCCACATGGGTGCGCGCGCATCCGGAATTTGTGACGGATCCGCATAAGCAGCGGCAAATGTTGGCTGCGCACGAACTCGCCATCGCCCGTGGCAACACGGCCGACACCGATCCGTACTTCAAGTCGATCGAGAAGACGCTCGATCTGACCGCACCTGCGGTAATAGTGCCGCCGCACGTCGACGACCCGGAGCCGATGGTCGACACCGCTGCCAAAGCCACCGGCGGCCGCAGCGCAGCTCCTGCCGCAGCCCCAGTCAGTCGCAGCGGCAATGGCGTTGGCGGTCGGCCTGGTGTCGTAAAACTCGGCCCGCAGCAACGCGAGATGGCAAGAAATCTGTTCCCGGATTCTAAAGACCCCGACCTGGAATACGCGAAGAATATGACGATTGAGGAAAGAAAGAGAGGTCCAGTATGAGCACCGAAATACCCGTTCCCCAGCGTCGTCCTGGTCCGCATGCGCCGCTGCCCAGTGCCGGCGTTGCCGCTGCTGTCAGCGCGGCCCTCCCCGATGAACTGGCCCAGGCTAGCGCCCCAGTCACGGCCCGCGAGGAAGACCCCCGCGCCCGCGCCGCTCGTCGCGCGCTTGAGCTGCGCGAGCATGGGTCACTTGAGGAAGGCACCGACAAGTTCTACATCGACCCGCGCGTCATTCCAGACGGCTGGTCGTACGAATGGAGAACGCTGACGGTCCTAGGCAAGGAAGATCCGTCGTACGCTGTCAATTTGGCGCGCAAGGGCTGGGAGCCTGTGCCGCGCAGCCGTCACCCGGAGATGATGCCCGAGGTCTATCCAGGCAACACCATCGTGCGCGACGGACAAATGTTGATGGAGCGCCCGAAGGAAATCACTGACGAGGCAAAGGCGAAGGAATACCGTGCCGCACGAGATCAGGTTCGTGCCAAAGAAACGCAACTTTCGGGCGCGCCACCGGGCACGTTTGAACGCGACAACAAGGGCGCGCCGATGGCGGCGGTGAAGAAAAGTTACGAATCAATTCCGATCCCAGAGTGAATCACGAAGCTAAAGCCGTCTT